GGGAGAAGTACACCCGGTGAGGTCCACTAGGAAGGGCTTACATTTGCCTTTCTAGTTTGTTGAAAGGGACGTTTGTCCCCCCCAGCAGACACCAACCGAGGATTTAAGCCGTTTAGCCACACTGCTTAGGTGGTGTTTGGTCTAGGAAGCTTAAGTTGTTGCATTGCCCTTACGGACAATGATGCAGCTACTTTGAATACACGCTCGGAACGCCTTGAGGAGTCTCTAACATGTATGTTAGGAACCCTAAAGTCAATCTGAGACAGGTAGCCTGAGTAACTCTCTAGTGAGCGAAAAACGCCCATAAAGGAGTAACTATCAGCTAACTTGTCCATCTCATTTGAGTTGGAGTGAATTGAAGCACATAAACACTGTATGTACGGGTCAAAAATCTTATACTCAAAGTTCACATGTGTGGGTACCTCATCAGGTAACCACGATATGAAAGCTGAGATCATAGTCTGTTGTAGATTTCGATCTACAATAGGGTTTGATAGATTTTTCAACTCGTTCTTTACATGTTTGATGGATTCACTAAGCGTTTTCATAAATTGATCGTTTAGTAAATTAGAGTAACCTAGCAGAACCTCCCTCCTAAATAGTGAGGAGGAAGTTACGCAGCTTATAGGTAGTGACCATAGTCGGCCTGCTGTTTTTAGCAGCTCGGCTTCTGGTCTCGTCACTGCAATATGAGTAATCATATTGCGTGCCAGTTTCCAACGTAATTGTTGGGACTTACCGGTAAACTTTTGTAGCTCCACTAAATGGTCTATATTTACTAGCTGTGACGGGTTGTACCCTCTCCTGATAGCTGTTTCCACTATGTTAAGTTGGTCTGTCCAACCATTTCTGGTTGCACTTATCCAACCACTAAGCGGAAACCCAGTTACCTCAACGTCTTTGTAGAAGAGCCTCTTCGCAAACTCGAAAGTATCTTTTGACACTAACGATTTTTGCGGTGAAAGCTCAACTCCAAGAGATCTTAAGGTTTCTGCGTACCGGTGAGCAACTAAGTCATTTCTAATTACAATGTCATCTCCCAGGATCCTGTAATCCTTAAACTCCTTAAAACCGAGTTTAAGAGCAGAATACTGGACAATGGCATGGTGGGCCAGAGCAAGGAGGGCCCAAGAAGAGTAGAGCCCCATTGGTTGTCCAGTACCATATTTTATCGTACTGTCCTTCCAGTAGAACTCTTGTCCTACCATTAGGTAGGACCACGCTTCTTGGAATCCCTTGTCATACACCACCTCTAAGATCTTTTCATACAAGAAAATTGGCAACCTATCGGTTGCGGCTGTGAGGTCGAAGGAGTAATAAGTTTGACTCTTCCGACCGAACGGTCCAATATCCTGCCCAAAGGTCAGGTCAGACTCCATAGTCTTCAACTGTTTAAGAAGAAGATTATGTAGTGGTTTGAGTGACGTTTGGGTCCAGTAATCTCCCATTGCAATTATTCTTGACTTTCCTTCAGTGTCTTTGACGACACCCAGGGACCTTAGTCTTCCCTTACGGGAGGGTTTAGGGTCCTCTTGGTTCATCAGACGCTTTGGTTGGTCCATTAATTTTTGCATGTAGAGTTGGAGTGTTGGGCCAGCGACTATCCACATAGATTCCATTAATTTGGGATCTTTTTGGACGTCTCTGAGCTCGGCACCTAGGACTTTCATTGCAATTCCTTGTGGAGAGTTCTTAGTCGTGAAATGTGGGCAAACCCATTCAGGACGATCGATTTTTGGAATCATCTTTGGAATCACAAAACTCATGTAGTGTTCAAAGTCTTCTCTAATTTCTTTAGAGTACTTTGGACCCTCAGTGATTGTTGTGATATCA